TGTCTACATCTACGTCATCATCCTTACGCATGTTATCATTCCAAGCATTGAGGATGTACGTATTGTAGTTCTCAATCCATGCAATGAAACTTGCGAACACTTCTTGTGCATCGTTGTCCATCTCCAGCGTAGTACCAAGGTCTAGCTCTGCCTCTGGTACAAAGAAGCTGCTACCATTAGGTAGTGGTACTTCCCTTGTAGTAAGAGCCATGTTATGCTGAGGTGGTAGACGCCGCATCTTAGTGAGCTTGTTGAACTGTTCGCCCATTGTCTTGAAGGCATCACGGTTATCAATCTCCCAGATGAATGGGGTTGCGTCTATTGATACAGAGTTACCTTTGTCATCCGTAGGATTGATCAACTCTACTGTACCAAACAGTGAACGAACACGCTTAATAGACTTGATTAGTTCCTTCATTGTGTCAGGCAGCGCAGCCCAATCTTGAATAAACCCTGCTGGCTTACCACAATTGAAGCCACCCTCGTTGTCCTTCATGTCATTGTTAAGGTCATTAGCCATGACAGTCTTGAGAAAACGATTAGGTGTACTGTCGTTACCTTTAATAAACTTCTTGTACATAAACCGCTGAAGGAATGGACGAATGGTCACACCCTCTGCATAGTACGTAAGTCCGTCAGGTATCTCCAACTTGTATGCACCACCACCGATTACTTCGATGTTCTTTATCTTACCCTTGATCTCTTCCTGACCCATGATAGGTGTGTGGTGGATGCGAAGACGTGCAAGGGTACTTGCCTTACTTGCCTTGCTAGTTGACTCTGCATTCATGCCCATTGCTTGGGCCATTGCTGCGAAGTTGTTCGTATCTATTGTTGTTGCTACTTGATTCATATTTTATTTCTCCTATTTAGGTTATCCGAAAGTAAGTTATATCACGCTACATCTTTTGTGTCAAGCCAGTTTGGGCCTATCTTTGCCTCTAATAGTAGAGGTATGTTGAAGTCTATGCCCCACTTTCGATTGACGATTGGTATCAGCTTGTCGTTAGCTGCTTGTATTACTCTTAGTACTTTCTCCTCTTCATCAGGGTGTACGTCAATTACAATTGAGTCATGCACCGTATTGACTACGCAACTACGTAGCTTGTTTGCTGTCAGTAACTTATCAATGTATATCAGAGATATTGGTACAATGTCAGCCGTTGCAAACGATTGGACAGGATAATTTTTAATCTGTGTGAAATAAGTCACACCCCCGAACCTTCGCCGTACTACATCGGGAAATGAAAACTCACGCCCAGATGGTGTAGTTATCTTACCAGTGTTCAATGCTTCCTTGGCTAGAGCCTTGTGCCACTCAGCTACACCAGAATACTTTGTCGTAAACTGTTGGTAGTATGCCGCTTCTGCAGGGCTACGACCAAAACCTGACGCCCCATACAAGGGAGCGAAGGTGTGTGCCTTGGCATCTTGACGTGACATAGGCTGACCTGCATCTGATATAACCTGTGCAGTGTAGCTGTGTACGTCAAATCCTGTAGTGACCTCATTGATGGCAGTCATGTCTTGTGATAAGAAAGCAGCAACACGAAATTCTAATTGAGCAAAGTCAGCTTCCATAATTTTACCACCATGCCAACGAGAGATGAAAACCTTCTTGACAGGAAATGTACCACCACGTGGCATGTTCTGCATGTTGGGGTCAGCACCTGACAACCTGCCTGTACCAGTGCGATGTTGTAGTAACCGTACGTGTAACTTACCGTCAGGCTTTACGTGTGTTGCAATGCCCTCTACGAAGCTACTGAGGTATGTCTCTACTGCCGACAACCTACGTACATTCTGTAGAAAAGACTCTGCCTCTTTCATACCCTTGGAACGGGCAATGCCCTCAAGGAATACAAGATTGTCTTTGCCTGTACCAAAGCCATTAGCACTAATCCACTTGGCGTTAGGTGGTATAAACTTTAGACCCGCAATACTGCTAACGTTGTCGGTAAATGTATACCCACTAGCGTCACAGTTAATACACTTATTGGAACGTGCATATTGTGTGCCGTCCTTCTTCTGCTTCCATACCTGACCACTACCGTTGCATGCACGACACTGGTGTGCCTTCTGCTTGTACAACTTCCCGCTCTGTTGAGTAACGGTGCGTCTGTATTCTGCGTCAGGCATACGTTCATCAAACAAGTCTGCCCACATTTTCTTATCGTGGGGCTTACGGCTGTATATGACCCAAGACAATTGCTCTGGGCTGTTGAGGTTGATTGGCCTGTCACCCATTAGGTCAGCAGCTTGCTCCTCAAGTGCGACAGTTAGTACGTTACGCTCTTGCTCGAACTCATCACGAACTTCCATCAAAGCATCCATGTCTACTTTAAAGCCACGCTGATAGATACGTGCAAGGTGTATACACAACTGATTGGTTAGCTGTATCGTTGGTACTAGTGACTTGCATCTCTCGTACCTTGTCTGCAAAACATCATACAACTGTTGTGTAGCGTGGAGATCGTGTGATAGATACTCCGATAGTTCATCGTGAGGTATATCACGTGTGGAATATCCATCCTTAAAGTACTCCTTCAATGTGTCCTGTTTCTTTGTGTCTAGCTCGTACCGTTCAGCACACGCCTCAAGTGATAGCGGTTGCTTCTGCCCACGCTGCAGAACGTACTCACCCAACATGGTATCAAATACCGCACCGTCATACACAAACCCTGACTCCCATAGCCACAGTAGATCGTGCGGTGCGTTGTGTGCAATAAGTAGAGAGGTGGCATCTAATGCGTCTTGCACTATGCGCCGCCCCTCTGTAGTAGGTTGTTGCTCTGCGTGATCGAAAGTTATAATATCTTCGTTTCCAAGATCATCTAGCATACCTACCATAACCAATGTATTCTCTGGTTCAAACGGGTCAAGGTGTAACTTGCCGTTGCGTTTGACCACTGTGTTCTCTACGTCTAGGGTTAAGTGTTTCATGTCATCTCCCTCTAGTCGGACCATGTGTCCCATTCATCTAGTATTACAAAGTTGTTATCGTATATATCTTGTGTCATGTCAACCCCTGTACTGTAAGAATTTAAACTATCTACATTTAGCTGATCCCTAAACTGTTCCATTGCTCCGACTGCTTCGTCAACTGTTAGATTGTTGTCTATCATTGCTCGATGCAGTCTAATCTCTGCGTTAGATGTTCTAGTTGTCATTTCTTTTCCCTCTCTGTACAGATGCCTGTTTCTCATCCTGAGTCATAGGCTTTATATAAGGTACAACTATACCTGTATTCCATTTGGTTGCACGTTGTTGCGCTTCTTCTTTAGTAGCAAACACCATAGCTTTATCTATAGATGTAAAGGTATCTTTACCTGTGTCATATACAAGCTCATCTTTTTCAATCTCAAACATCACTGCGTACATCTTCTTCTCCCTTCAAACCATTTTCAATTAGGTGTACAAACCCTGCGTTAAATATCTTAGCGTATATGTCAGGGTCCATCTCTACTTGTACTAAGCAAGAGCCATCTTCATTGTCGGTGATCTCTAAGATTTTTATTGTATTGCCCATTATTATTTCTCCAATCTCAATGCAAACCACGATACGGGAAACAGTTTCTTCATACTGTCACAGATTTGATTTGCTACTAGCCTAGTTTCGTATTGTGTATCACCTGTACATCTAAGGTTACACATATCTGCAAAGGCGTCAAGACTACCTGACCAGTACCACTCAGTCATGGTGCTTTGTGGCAACATTATACGTGCTTGCTCTGGGCATACATTAATCCCATACTCTGAATACGTTAGGGATTTGTATATAGACAGTGCATCAGAATATAAAGCATCAATTATTTTTTCTTCATGCTCCATGCCTTCAATATCAACAACACCCTCACTGCCCTGCTTCTTATCTTTACTGCGTCCACGCCACTCATCGGGGCGGTAGAACTCAGGCTCACTGTCAACGTACCTACGACTGATCTCATTCCAACGTAGGAACTTATGCTTGACTAGCTGACGTGCCACAAAGATGGGGGCCTTAACGTGGAAGGATGCAAAGGCATGACCAAAGGGTGACATATGCTTATGCTCTGCTAGATAGTGGATTAGCTTACGATCCTTATCATGTAGTACACCCCTGTGTGCATCACCAGATTTAAAACTAGCCCAGCCACTACTCTTACCAAAGCTAACCCGTGCTGCGTTCACCACTGATATGTCACTACCCATGTGGTCTATGTATGTTACATCAATCATCTGTAGTCTCCTTTAGTATTTCTATTGCCTGTTGTTCTGTCAGCTTAAACCACTCACCGTTGTCGTGCTTGTTCCACGGGTGTGCAGTCTTTAACGCCGCTAGTATGTGTGCCTTCTTCTCCGCTGCGTTACGGTCATCAAAGTGTACAGAGTACACCAGTTTGTAGTTACGCATAGGTGAACTTGTCTGATAGCTACTTAGCCTGTCTTCAGAATCAATTGCCTTACCTATCTTGATCCACTCAGGCCATGCTGGATTTGTGATTGCATACACATACCCTTCTTTGATTTGATTGTAGTTGTTTAACGAACCAAACGCAAGGTCACCGAAAGATTTATACTGTCCTGCTTTGTATAGTGGGTGGGTCCGACTTATGTATTTTCCATTTACAAACATCCGCCCTTTGTTAGTAACAGAAGCTACTTTTTTGTGGCACTCTATACATCTATAATGTTTCTTTTCCTTCAACGCTGGGTAATGATTATCTTCTGTCAACTCAACGTTACAGATTAGGCAGTTCCTTACATCATCTATAAAATCCATTAGCATACGTACCTCGCAATCTTATACTCAAGGTCAGTGTGTACAATGCCGTGCCAACCTGACAGTTTGTTCTTGACCACGTTGATGTGACGTTGTGTGTCTTCCTCGTCTTGTCCCTCTACCGTAGGGTTCTTAGAGATCATCAGCATTAGGTCAGCTTCTGCTGCCTTACCTGTACGACTACCTTCCATCATGGCTTGGTTAAGTATCACTTTACCTTCTGCTTCTGCTGATAGCTGAGACATGTAGAACATAGCACAGTTCTGTTGCTTGGCTATCTGACGTGCATGTATTGCATTAGCCTTGAGTGCTTCGTCAGGACGTGAGAAGCCAGCGGTACGTGCAAACTTATCGCCCATGTCTAGTATAACTATGTCAGGTTTGTATGACTTGCATACTGACTCAACCCAGTTCATGTCACGGCCTGTTGCGTCCTTGAACATAACCTTGTCACGTATCTTATTGAAGATAGACATAGCCTGTGTCTTGCTCTTAACAATCTCGTGTTTGTCCATGCCAGTTGCGGCTGTAATGTATCGGTGAGCGACACGGTGGTAGCCTTCCTCATTGCATAGGACAATTACCCTAGCACCCTGCCATGCAAAGCCATTAGGCCCAGCTACAAGTGAGGCATGGAGTGATGTCTTACCAGTGTTAGGACGTGCGCCTACCTCAATCAAATGACCAGCGTTTACGCCCTCAACCTTACGTGTCAATGTAGGTATGTTGAATGTCCACTGTGACTCAAGGTCAGTCATAGCTATGATAGTATCAAGGTCAATGTCTTCCCACTGTACCTTTAGGTTAGGCGTGAAGTCATCGGCATACTGCTCAAGCATCTGACGTAGTGGATCAAGGCTAGTCTTGCTACCGTTGACGTAATCAAATCCAAGGTTAGCAATGTCCTCACCTATTACCTGTTGGAATAGCTTAGACAGTACGTCCTGTGCTATGTCGCTACCCATGACTGCCTGCTTGTTAACTTGTACAAACAATAGGCTGAACGCCTGCTTCTGTGCTGTAGTAAGGGTAGGGTTCTCAGACATAAACAATGCCTCAATCTCTGCTGGTGTTACGGTACGTTCGTAACGATCCATAGCGGCATCAATAGCCTGCTTGATCTTACGTACATCCTTACTGAACAAACGATCAGGACAACGTGCGCCCTTGTGATCATCATAGAATGGTTTGTCCATAAGGCTACGGATAAGGGATAGTTCCATGCGTTATTCTCCTAGTGTTGAAAGGTTAGCCATGTCGGTTGGCTCTCTGTATTTGAGGTCATCTGTTAGTCGTAGCACCTTTACGGTGTCTACATAGCCACGTAATTCTTTAGCAAATTGCAGTGTCTTAGGTAATGCATCGGGGTCTAATGCAATTATTGCTGTTGAGAACTGCGATAAGTATTCCTTGTGTCCAATGGACAGCGATGTACCCAACACTGCTACCCCAACACATACATCACCATCACCCACAACTGCGGCACTTATGCAGTCCTCAACAACTACAGAAGTTTTACCACGACCAGACACGTATGGCAAGTGACTTTTTCCATACCGTTTCCACTTAGGTAGACGTTTACCTAGTGATCTGCCTGTGGCATCTACCATAACTCCACCATGCATAACAGGGAACACCACACGATGTTCTCTAACGTCATACAATAGCCCTAAATCTTGTGGGTTCAAAGCCCACTCAGTACAGAAGTCTTGTATTTTACTGTAGTCTCGCACTAACCACTCAGGTTTAACGAATGCTGCAACGTGTGTCTCTTCTGCAACAAAGCCAAGAGACCTACGTATGTCATCC